CCGACCACTGTGCCTGCTTGCCCTGATGGCAGGGCGGCACTGGTATATAAATCTGGCATTTAAGCAGATCCTTTCGGTTAGTTTGAAATTACTACGATTGTGAACCGTAGATTAGGTTTAGAAGATCATCAGCAGATTGTGCAGATTGAATTTTTATACTCATATCTTCTGCCTTATCGGGGGATAAAGCACCAGTTGTTACATTATCCATTTGTCGCAGAGATGCGACATCTCTAGAATCTATCTCTTTCTTTGGTTGTAATTGAATACCGAATACATCAGCATTCTGTTCTAACCAACCTGAGATCGCTTCTTCAGAAGCATCTAGATCATTTGGTATGAATGTGGCAACCTTTGGGTTTACGCCACGGGATGCAAAGACATCCTTCAAAACCCGCTCTCTTTGGGACTTAGTGAGTTCTCCTAAAGAGGACTCCAGTTCCTTGTTTCTCTTTTGCTCGACCTTTAGGGCCTTGCGTAGTTTCTTTACAAGGTCTGTGTCTGAATCAAATGTTGTCATATCGACATCATCTTCTTCTTCGTTTTCATCCCAGTAGTTATCGCGGTTGTTGCTCATAGCAACCTCTCCCTTTTCTTAGTAGTTGGCGTACGCCGCAATATAAATAGGGGAATCTATATTGGCTCGTACTATCGGTCTAATACGCCGCATGGGGCCGATGGATCCATGTCGGGATTCTAGTTATATTATTCCTGAAATACTTCCAGTACTTAGGCTTTGTGAGGTTAATCCAGATTGTCCTTGGAATGCTCTTACATTCTGTTCGGAAAGACGCTTACGACGTTGTGATTCAAGTCCTTTAAATTGTTCTTCCTCAAGTTCTTCTTGAATACTTTTAGCAGGTTTAGCAGTAGCACCTTCATAAATACCTGAGTACTTAGTTAAAGGTTCTAACTGTTGAGATATTGTTTCGTATCCTTGAGAAGCGAGAGCAGTTACTTGTGATTCAGTTAATCCTTGCGCAGTTAATCCAGCAGCGATTTGTTTAGTCCTGCTAGTATCAAGTGGTGTTAACATATTTGCTCTACGTACTGCTTCTGTAGTAAAGGCTGCAGCATTTATATTCTGCTTCATTACCTCAGCACCCACATTTGGATCAAAGTAAAAATCTGTTAAATCTTGTTCAGCACTAATAGCACCTATAGCACGTAAAGAAGCAACATAGTTAGGGTCTGCTGATATAGCCTTTAACCTAGCAGTATTAGCATATGTATCTAGGTCAGCAACGCTTCTCTTATTCTTTAGATACTTTTGAATATAATCTGTACTAGCAAATTTAGCATTTACATTGTACTTGTTAACAACACTCTTATATCCCTCAACTGTATTAAACAATGTAGAAGCATCATACTTCTCAGTTAAAGCATCATTATAAAAACCATACTTTGTATAGAATGGGGACTTAACTGTTGTTCCACCTTTAGTGGTAAAATCTTTGTTGTTTAAATAGATAGTGATAGCAGACTCTGCATCAATTCCATCTTTTAATAATGTTTGTAAAAATGATACTGAATCATCTACTAAATCAGCAGGTAATCCTTTGGCTAGTAATATACCTTTTAGAACCTGTACGTTTGTAGTACCTTTAGTATCTTCTTCTTCCTGGCCATAAGCAGGGTTTGGTTCAAATCCAGTAGTTCCATCACTATAAATTAAATCATAACCAATTACTTTACCTTTAGAATCTAATCTAGGTATACGGCTTACTACTGTTTTAGTAGTAGGAGTAGTAGTAGTATATGTATTTGTTGCTCGATCAAATCCAATTTTTTTATCATAAGCAGCATCAGCACCACCAGGAACTCCAAAAGCAGTAGTGCCACCAGCAGTACTACCGACAGTACTACCGCCAGTTTTTGTTGTACTTACTGGTTTAGTAGTTGCTGGAATACCACTGTAACCACCAGTAGTAGTTGTTGCCTTAGTTGTTGTTGGTATACCAGAATATCCACCTGAAACCTGTGTAGATTTAGCAACAGGAGTGGCTATAGGTTTTGCCGCTGTTACTGTTTTAGTTGCTGCTTTTCCAACTGGAATAGGTCCGACTGCCATTATCTACCTAATTTCTGTGTTAGACGATCACCGATACTTGCTGCTTCAGAGATAGCCATTGGGCTTGTAGAATAACGTGGGTCATTCATAATTAAATTATTTAACTCTATTTCATTCATAGGTCTATAGTTTCCTTTGTCATCTTTATAGTTCAAAGCAGAAACTATAAGTTTGTCGTTATTGGCTATAGTGCGTCCAAATGATTTTCTTAATACTTCTTGTAAAGGAGATATGAAAGTCATTACATCATCACCAGCAAGTAATTGATTCTGTACCCCTAGATACTGAGTGGCTGCAACTCTTCTTTGTTTGGCAAAGTAATCATTTAGTTTCTGAGTAGCAACAGTATCATCTGACGATCTTAATACGTCCTTAATTACATTTGCTACAGCAGGTAGGTCGGGTTCTGCTAGAAGATTATTTCTGTGAACTCCTACAATTTGGTCATACAGACCTTTTGCTTGACCACCTAGATTTTCACTAGTTGCAACATCAAAGTTTTTAACGAGATAGTTAGCAAGGAACTGTTGTTGTTCTTGCTCTGTAAATCCTTCACCTAATGTCTTAGTTAGTGAACTAGTAACATCACCCCGTGTGGTCATTGAGGTTGTAGTTTTAGCCTTTTGTTTTTCAGCCTCTTTGTTGTATGCCTTTTGGAAATTCTCTATTTGAACCTGTGAAGGATATGCTCCAAATGCCTGATAGTATGCATTAGATAGTTGAGACTTAGCATCTGTCAAATCAAGCAACTTAATAGATGTAGCAATGTTCTTACTAAACTTTACTGTATTGTTAAGATTTTTATTAGCATATAGTTCTTTAAGAGTTTCTAAAAACGGAACATTGTTTTGAATGGCTATTCTAGATACTTGCTGCATAGCCTTGGCATCGTCATTTCCAATAATACCACGAGGACTTGTATCTTTAGATGCTCCACTTCCACGAAGAAGTGCTTGAATATAATCTAATTTATTAGCATATCCAGTAGGATGATCTGTACTAGCCCGCCAGTTATTTAATTCATTTCTAATTGCGTAAGCATAAGCAGTAAGATCGGCATAAAGATTCGACTTTAACTCAAATGAACCTTCAAAATTTATGAGAGGTCTAGTAGAGGTATTTGATGAAAAAGATGGTCCTGTATTTTGTGACAATTTATTCCTCAACCTTCAGTTTTGATGCAAACACTCCATAGTACATACGAGCAAATGCTGGATTATTAACCATTAATTGGGTAGCCAAAATGTCTAGTTCTTTTGATTTTTCTCTAGCATACCAATTTCCCCCACCCATTTGTGGGGTAGCAGTAGTTCCTACTTCTTGTAAAAATTTATTTAATTCTTCATATGCTGCATAAAATTGAGCAGTTTCCTTATAAATAGGAGACTCTTGGAAGGCTGGATCTTTTAATGCTTTTCCAACATTCTTTATTTTATCTTCAGCAGAACCAATATCAACTGACAAAACAGGAGCATTACCACCAAATTGATCGTTTAGTTGAATTAACTTATCTGTATACCAAACATCACTATAACCCATGGCTGCTTGTTCCTCAGATATCTGAGACTTAGCCATTGAGTAAACAATGTTTTCAGCATATTGTTCTAACTCTTCAGGACGTAGATTACGACGACGACCTGTAGCCTTTTGCCAGTTATAGTATGCAGTTGCTGCTTCTCCACCAGGGAAGAAGTAAGGAACTATATCTCCTGATTTAGTAGCATACTTATCTGCAACCTCTGGATTCTTATTTAAGAATGACCAGGCATCACCAGTACCACGAACACTCCGTGTAGAACCAGCAAGAACAGGTAATAGATTCTTAATACCAAAGGTATCTGAAAACTCACCTATAGCACCAAAATAATCACCAGGATATTTCTCGGCTATTTGTTCATATGCATTGTAAAGGAAAGTTTGAGTTCTTAAAGCACCATTCTTATCCTTAGCAAATACTTCTTGAGAAGGTGTTGCTGGAGCAATAGACTGGAAAAACGCAGTATATAATTGAGTCCAACGAGATAAACCTCTAGCATCGTTGAATAACTGATTTCTTGCTTCATCATTGGCTAATGGATTATCTCCATAATCACCACTAGATGCTAGATAACCAGCCCAATCCTTAACGCCACGTTCTACTGCAGCATCATTATTTAATAAACCTAATAGTACTGTTTTCTTTAACCATGATGGGAATATTAAATCTTGAATACCCTCTGGCTCACCAAATGGGAATATGATCTGACGCATTGCATCCCATTCAGGACCAAATGCTTTAGACTTACCACTTGCAGCATAGATAATTTGACCCATAGGTCCAATTCCAGGAACTGCAGGATTAACTGCACCAAATGCAAGGTTTAAAGATTGAACAGGAGCAGTAATCTGTAATGCTTGGGCAGCATCTATATTCTTACCAGCCAATGCACCAATAATATTTCCTGCTAATGGATAACGGAAACGAGTCTCACCAAATTCATCTTTATAGAAGAAACCTTGGTTTTCATCATACTCAACACCAGTCAAATCGTATATTGCACTAGAGTCTTTTTGAGTTACTGCATTATATGCACGGCCTAGTTTGTAGAATTGCACTGGTTGTTGGGTGAATAAACTGCCCCATTTATACACAGTATTAAACTGAGCCTGTATGAATGGAAATACTGATCTTAAAGCAGCAGCATGTTGACGTTGTTTAGCAGCATCATAGAATAAATTCTTAGTGTACTCAGTTGCTTTAGTAGAAGCCATTTCATTCATGGTATGTAAATCAATTCCATCTGAAACAGATTTACCTTTTTTACGAGCAGCAATTTCTTTATTAATAGCACGTAGAGAAGGATGACGACGCATACTTATACTTCTACCTTTAACAGTTAATGGCGCCAATGACTTTTTAGCATTAACTAGTAAGTCATTTAAAGCATCGTCATTAACCATTCCAACATATCTTCCAACATGATCCCAGTAAGACATACGGAATTCAGGGCTAAAGTTTACAACATTTTCAATCTTTGTTGATAGATCAAAGAATTTCTCGATAGCATTATTAAGAAATCCAAATTGTTTTAATCCTACTTTTTCTGATCTAGAGGTTAGCGCAGTAGATCCTGTCATATCCTCAGATTTAAAATTGCGGTATAGGAATGAAGTGAAAGCATTCTCTTGGTCAGGTAAAGAATTAATATTATCAAGTTCTTTATAACCAGGAATCTTTATAGTTTTTCCATTAACAGTAGCAAATTCATCTGTCAACATCTTGCGAACAGCAATAGAATTTGGGCCAATACCAGCAAGACTGTCTATTTGCTTTATAACAGAAAAAGCATCTGCATCTCTGCTAAATAGATATGATTTAAGATTTTCAGTTACAATGTTGTCTTTAGTTACTTTAAATCTGCCATCCGCTGCTTTGGTTAAATCTTTTAGCATTCCTTGAGCAAATATATTACCCTCAACACCGTATCTGCCACCTTGGATCATTGCTTCTAGTACAGGTAGTTTTTTATCTAGAATAAACTGTACGACTTCATCCTCAGTGCCTTCAACTGTATTCGCTACTAAAGGTATTAACTCATCAGATCTCCATCTGATAATAGTGTTTGCTAAACCTCTATGATACTTATCGCTTTCAGGGCCTACTTTTTCCCAAATATTTTCTACATAAGAAAATCTAGCATCACCAGAGTAGGAGTTTCTGGACATCATATCCATATGACCTTCAACGAATGGTGATACTGCAGCGTCTGCTTCTTTATCTAATTTTATTAAAGTATTACCTTCAACATCATTCTGATATTTTGCAATTTTAGAAAGGAACTGTTTAGCGGCATTTCCATTTGGATCAGCCATTATCATAGCCACATAACCTAGTGGATGATTAAATAACGAATCATGTCCTGAGAAGTATTGACGAAACTGCATTTCACCAATATTGCGCATGATATATGCAATACGAAATGCTAACTGAGCAGTTCTCCAACGCTCACCAAATTCATTATTGAATACAGCAAGAGCATTCTTAACCCCACCAAGTGTCTTGTTCTTGTTGTATTTATTTAATAGTTTAGTTATATCTTGGGTATCTGGAAGTTTGATTACATCATCTAAGAATTGATGCTCTAACATAGCAGTATCTTTACCAATAGGTAACTTCTTGCCATCAAACAAGTTCCAAGTAGGAACTGCATTATCTACAGTTTTAATAACTGAATACTCTTTAATTAAAGAACTATCCCTAGCAGAAGCCCTATAGATTTGCTTAATACTATCAAGTAAATCTTTATCGCCAGGAGCAATTCTTTCTGCAAGTGCAATCTGAACATTTTCTATTTCACGGAATACAATTCCAGAACGTTCTTGTGTACTAGTAGCAGCAGCAATCTTATTAACAGTAGAGGCAATTATATCATCTGGAATTTGAGCAGAGGACATCCAGTCTTCCATGCCATTTACTAATCTATTTAAATCATCTAGAGGTAATATAACTGATCTAGTAAAATATCTACCAAAGTTTCTTTCAACTTTTTCAACATATTTAATTGCTTCTTTAGGAATCGGAGGAACAACTTTAAATAAATGACTTTTAGCCATTCCTGCTGCTTCATTTTTCAATGCTAAAGAACGATAGATCTTAGGATCAGATGTAGGTGCTGCTAAATTCTTTAAGAATATAGATAAAACCTCATCTGAGGTTGTAGCATCAACTAGTTCTTTGGTCATTTCAGCATCAAGTTTACGACCAAATAGATTATGTAAACGTGAGAAATCTTTTTCTCTTGCAACAATTTCTGCTACCTGGGCAAAGTTTTTTCCTAGTAAATATGTAGCAGCCTTGTCAAGGTCACCTTTAACTGATCCACCAAAACGATCAACTAATCCAACTTCTGATCTATAAAACTCTTTTAGATATTGAGTATCTGCAATTTCCATTTCTAAGTCTAATAACTTAGCAATACCAATATTCTCGGGATCATTAAGGATCTGCTTAATTAAATCTGGATCCTGTGCTGCATAATCACGCAAAATTTCAATTTCTTTTAATCTACCATCAATTCCTGCTTTAGCAACCTTAGCATTTTCTAAGGCAGTACTTGCTTCTAAAATCTCTTGTTGAGCATCTTTAACTGAGGCAACTAGTTTAGCGCCAAGAGCAGTACCCATTTCTGCTTTACCAGATAGTGATGTTATTACATCAGTAACACCTACTCGACGTGCTCCAACTTTAGCACCATTAACAACTACAACTCCACCCATGCCACCATTGATAGCACGGACATTGCTATAAGCATCAGCAAGCCATTGATTTTTAACAGCATCTTCTACAACGTTTATTAACTCATCATTCTTAGTGGCTATAGCCCTACCAATTAAAGTAGCAACGCTTTCTACACCACCATCAAATGCAATATCATCTACAGATGATTGAATAGCATTCTTGCCATTAGCACCTTTTTGAATATAGGTAGTTAATACTGTTCTTAATTCATCACTAATATCATCTTGTAATCTTAATTGTAAATCATCCCAAAAGTTAGTACGACGCTCTAGTTCAATAGCACGTTCATCCATTGAAACGCCTTTATAGGTCTGTGCTAAGTCGTATACCTCTAAGGGTTCTTTTGCGGAAGCAGTAACAATATATTCACCATTGTCAAATGCACCAAACTGTAACTTACCAGCCTTAGGTAATTCTTCTAAATATATACCAGTAAATGTTCTACCAGTATTAATATAATCTGCCTCTAATTGGGCAATAGAATCAATTACACCTTCTGGATTCTTCTCAGCAATACTTTTAACTACAAAGTCGCCAATACTTCCATCAGCAATTGCGGCTACTGTATCAGGATCTCCTGCTACCTTTTCGCCACGTCCAATACCAAAAGTTAATGCTTTCTCTAGTTTTTTAACAATTGCATCACTCTTAGATTGAGAAACCTTTGTTAAATCTCTTTCAGCCTTCATATAGGTATTATCTATATTGCGACGTATTTTCTTTTCAGCACCTGCTCTTTGTTTAGCCAAAGTATTTGCTTCTTTTGTAAGTTCCTTAATTTCAGAAACTTTTAATTCATCGACAGCACTTAAAACTCTTTGAGAAGCACCTTTTGCTTTTTGTATTTCTTTTCCACCTTGGATAACTTTGGTAATTGATCCAGGGCCAACCCACAAAGAAGGATCAGTACCTATTGCAAGAGTAGCATCAATAACACCAGACATTACACGATATGGTGTGCTATTTGGATCTGCACCTAAACTATTCATTGTTGAACGGCCAAGAGTAAATGATTTACCATTTATACGGCCATAAGCAGACATAGCCTTAGCCTGTGCAGCGCCTACTTTACTTTCAGGATTAACAAAAAAACCTGAACCAGTATCAACTGGTCCTTTACCCGTTACAACTCCAGCAGTAGCACGGAGTAACTGTCCTAGATTTGTTTCTTCTCCTACTAATTCTGATAATTGAGTATTCTGAATTAACTGTCCTGTGCTTATTTCACCCTTAGATCTAGCATAGATATTTCTACCTATGTTAGTTACGTATTGATAAGGTGCTTGTAATGCAGCAAATGTTACACGAGTTGCACCTTTTAGAACCCCATAGATGCCTTCTCTAAAACCTTTATCTTTATCTGCCTCGCTTTTAATGCTATCTAAATTGATTAAGTCTTGCTTTAGTTGAGCAATACCATCATGTGCAGATAATTTCTCTATACCTTTAGTGTTAGCATTTAAACCTATTTTAGCAGCACTTAATAAATAATCTTTACTTTGATTAGGAAATTTTGTAAGTAATGAATTATAGTTTTGTACAATATCAGGATTAAGCCCAGCAACCTGTTGTTCTACCTGCTTAGACATAGGTACTTGTATACCTGGAGCGTTAAACAAATCAGTGTATTTGTATTTACTCCAGTAAGATAATAGAGGATCTTTTGCAGCCATTAACGACCTTCTTGTGCAAATGACTCCACGAGTCTACGGTTCTGAGGTGTAGGATCTATAGCATAAATAGCACGTGCTAAAGCAGCATTATTATCAATAGCATCAACTGGGGCAGGTAATTCTTCAGGTTGACGGCCTGGAGTGTTTCCAGGAGCACCATCAGTCATGATAACTGGGTTTGGATTAACAGTATCTAGGAATGATGTGTCTACATTAGTAGCAACTGTATTTACTCGGGCAGGTGCTACAACAGCAGAAGGTACTTCAGTAGACGCACCTGATGCTATGCTTTGTAATTGAGTTGCTTGGCTATAAGTTCCGCCAGTAGCATTCTGAATTTTTGCTTCTCTTTGAACTTTGGCTACTCTTTCAGAAATATTTCTATCAGTGCGCTTGGAATCTTTACCAACGCCACTTACAACTTGATTAATTGACACTATATCTCCTACTTAGTAAATTGAGTTTTGATATTTACGGGTCCACCGCACCATACGTTGTATTGAATTGCAACATTAACTGCTTTTTTAGCAGCACTTGCTGCTTTGGCATGTGTCTTTGTCTCTGTATCCATTGTTGCTAACGCACCAAGGGCTATAGATCCACCAGAACCTATGCCATATAAACCTTTATCGTCACGCATATACCCATAGTCATCAGTAACTTGGTATATTTTTCCATTAAAACAGATTAATGCATCCCATCCAGCATCATCATCACTCTTATTCTTCGGATTAGGGTCATAACCTGCTTCTGTAAGCACTTGCCTTATAGAAGGAAGCACTCTAATCATCATAAAGCGATCTGAATCTTGTGTTTTAATTACTTTAGGTGGTTGCCACACATTGTAAAGTATATCTCCAGCGGTTGCATCACCTGCAACTGCTACTAAATACTCACCAACTTTAACTATTTTGTCGCACCCTTTGGCAACATAGGGTTTATCTGTAAAGGTAGTCATTGAGTCTGCACCTAGTACAGCCCAACCTTTACCTTGAATACCAACTATTGCAGTCATTGTCCCCTACTTAACTATGCTTGTCCTTGTAAACCTGCCAAAATTGTCATTAGATCTGGTGCGCCTTGTTGTGGGGTTCCACCAGAAGCGGATCCAGGAGGGGCTGGGGACAGGGGAGCCTGCTCAACTGGGGCTTGTGAACCTGGTGGAACCATTCCAGACTGCGCTTGTGCCATTGCTTGTTCCTGCGGATTAGGTGCAGGAGGAGTAAATACGGCTAACGCAGCATTCTCTATGCTTTCCCCATTGCGTGTACGTGTAATCACATCAGCAATGTTTTTAATCATTGGAGATGGATCTTGTCCTTGAGCCGCCATAGCAGGAATTGCTTGTGCAGTTGCTGTAATAGCAGCGGTTAAGTTTGCACGCATTTTTTCAATTTCAATTTTTTGTTCTTCCATAGAAACATTAACTGACCAAGGAAGTTCTCTTCGAATGAAATCTTTAGATACTAACTCGGCACCTAATGCTTGTAAAGAGAAAATTAGAGCGCGTGATGGGTCAAGACCAGCCATCAATCCATAGCGTACTTCAATTGAAGAGTCGCCCTTGATGTCTTTGCTTGGTATGTACTTTAACTCGTACGGAGTACCCTGTGCTATACCTCTAACTGATTTCTCTACGTTGAACACCATCTCGTCAACTTCGAAGCAAGACTTAATGACTTCTTCAAAAATTTCGGCGAGAATCGTTTGCCCAGCCTTGATTTGAGAATCAAAGGCTCCTAGAAGCGCTTGAACACCTTGACCAGTGATAACACTAGCATCAATTGTTCCAGATCTACCTTCAGGATAACGAGCACCAAGACGCATTTCAGATTGAAGTGCGGCTTGTTCTTGGAAGGCAGCATTAGGTATATCGAGTTGTACTCGACCTACGCCTTGCGGTTGGGATGTGCGAATAATCGCATCAGGACCCATAGGCAAATCTATAACATCAGTAGGAACAACTAGAGGTGCTTGAATAGCCTTCTCTGCTGCTTCCATACTTAGATTAGCAAAACGTGCTCTTGCTAATTGTACATATAAAACATCGTCAAACTGTCCACGAGGTTCTTCATCTATGCCAGGTTTACGAGCAACGTAAACAAGCATTTTACCCATAGGGTTCTTTGCTTCGTTTAGTATTAAGTTACCACGGCTAGGTACATAAAGAACGATATTGTTTTTATCTGTATAACGGATAAGTTCTACAATAGCGTTAGTGTTTTGGTTATATCCAAGTTGTCCAAGTATTGCACCAGCATACTCAGGGTATTCACTTGCTAATTCCCCAAGTGTTTTCATGTATCGTTTAGCGTATGCTACGCAACGACCAAATCTATCAAATTCAGGATATGCACCAATTGGATCTTCTACTCTGATACGAGGAAGTTGTGCTTCAAAATCTAATTCAATATGGATAGGTAGGAAACCATAGGTAAAGTACCAGTCAGCACCCCAGTACATTTGTGACTGTAAACGTGAATGATAAACATAGTTATTAGCAATCATGCCACGCTTATCAGCAAATGTTCTAGCACGATCTGATACTGTGTTAGTTGTAGAACAGTTAAATGAAGGAAGTGGAGCAAGTACCTCTGCAAGGTCTCTGGCTGCAACATCTACAAAGTTAGCGACCATCGCTGAGTTCATTCCCTCTGGGAATAAGTCAGGAAATACTTCGGTCATCTTACCTTTGCGAACAGCAAGGATATCTGCCATACGAGCATCTCTTGAAGAATATCGTAATTTTAGATTATCAACGCGTTGCGCAATAGTCTCAATATTAACTGCCATTAGTTTCCTATTCGTAACTGGACATCTCGTAGTCGTTTACATTTACAGTAAATCGATGATCGAGTTGCTTTCGAGTAGCCCATCTATTTTTAATGTGGGTCTGATTTATATTTCCATTATTAACTATTTCACGTGCTCTTAGTTCACAGAACCATAAAGCCATAACGCAGTCAGTAGGACCACGAGTATCAGGTTTCCAAGTAATCAATTGCTGTATTAAAGCCTTGATACCTTCAGAGCCTTCCTGAGAAGGAAGTTCTATTAGGTTATTATCCTGATGTAGGTTATTTCGCATAGTGCCAAATAGACCTGACATAGCGGCTACACCAAAAGATGTGTCCCACTTGTTCTTACCTGTGAATTGACTTGAGAATCTAATGCCTCTAGAGGCTAGGTATGAATTTAGATCTGCGTCTAAGGCGTAAGCCTTCTGATGAGCATTAGTCTCAATTCTTAGTTCTTGAGGATTGTACTTAGTACACCAGTCCTCAATTAACTCTTGTATCTTTGCAGGTGTTGGATCTTTCATATTCTCAACATCTAGCACATACCGTTTACGTGATACACGATCTACGGTCATAATTACTGCTGCAGTTCTACCACTCATTGCTGGGTCTAATCCCATTATGGTGTAATAAGAACCTGCTTCTTTAGGATGTCCTGGGACTCCTGGTTTTAACGGTCCTCGTTTTCGCATCCCGTTGATTGAACCTTGCACACAACCAGGGGAAAAAATAGAATCTTCTTGGATGTCTTGCTGTTGATAAACCAAAGCCCAGGCAGAGGCCGATACTTCACTTCGGCGCCTAAATAGAGCGGGGCCATTCCATTTCGGGTATAACCCATCTTCATCAGGTTGAACCTCTTCCTCAGAACCTTCCCATGGTATATGGGACTTAGGCCATAATGTAACCCAGTCTTCGGGGTCATCACCAAATTCAAGTACCGCTGGCATGTTCATGTAGGTAAAAGGAGTTTTACCACCAGACCAATGCTCAGGGTTTCTTATCTCTCGATAGAGATCATTTGCTGCAATTCGTGTTCCTACAATAAGTAACTTACCAGCATCACCAAGACGAGTAATAACTTCTCGTTGTAGCCAGAGTAGTTGCTTCTCCCACTCATGAGCGTTGGTAGTAGTCACAACGTCATCAAGGATAATTAGATCAGAACGAGCACCAGTAATCTGACCACCAATACCTAGGGCCTGTACAGTAGGATCTTTTTCGGTGGAATCACGTGCTACATAGATTCGATCAGCCTTCCAAGAATCTGAGTCCTCTTTCCAACCACCAGCGCTTCCATAGATGGCTTGCATCTTAGACCAGCGTTCATGGTTGAGTCTTTGCTTTATAGAGTACAGGTACTCCTTAGCACGTTCTTGGGTTTTAGAGACAATAGTAATTTTAACATTCGGATTCATCGCTATCCGATATACACAGTAGTTGACTGTGATGACTGTAGACTTAGCGTGCTCAGGTGGTACATTGATTAAAAGTCTTTTAGATGAGGCTGGCTCATAGACCATAGTATCATGCAGCCAGGAAGGTGTCCTACCTTCAAGGATGTCAATCCAATTCTGATGATGTGGGAAGATTGGGCTATCTAAGAACTCTCTTGAGAACTCTTCAAAGCCTATCTTAAACTTAGCATCACCTGAGACAATGGAGATAGCCTTCTGGCCCTCATCCTTTGCCTTCTCTAGTTCAGCCATGAACTTAGAGTCTTTCTTCCAGTCCTTCAGGACATCTGGTTTGCGACCAGCCCTGACAATGGCATCTTGAATGGATAGACCTTGCCTAGCATAGTCAATAACCTTGGCCTTGGCCTCACGTAGGGCTACAACGCTGTGGTGTTCTCCACCCGCTTTAAACCCCATATATAACCTCCATAAAGATCCCCCTTCGTTCGGCGTCTTCAGACGCCTCACTACCCCCTAAACGAGGAGCGCAATAAGCGCTCCGAGAAACTCGCTATTTACTTCACGCTCGTTTACGGTTACATATATACTAACCCGTTCAACTAGGGTAAACCGAACGCACTATGTTTAAAAGTAGTATAAATTACTGACTTCATATGATGCCAAAAAAATATAAACTGATAGTGTATACATCCGCCGCAGGCGGTTTAAAGCACTGGGGTCGCGTAGCGACACCTTGTGCGCCCGAAAAAGGCGCGATAGCGCCTTATCCCCGAGCGCCGAAGGCGCGAGGCGAAAAAATTTCGGGCATTAAATAACCCCGTACACGTTCGCACGCATACGGGGCTAAGTTTGTGTCGGGCGACTATCTGCTCGCTGACTTTAGCGCTTGCAATAGCGCTGTGATTATCGCGTCGGGATTTGTTTCAACCTTCACGCTTCCCACGCTGTCGGTCTTGCGTGGCTTGCGTGGGGATTTAGTAGCAAGGATTTCCTGCGCCTCTGCGCTGTCTGCATCGTGCCAATTTTCACGCTTGGTTTTCTGTGTGGCTGGCTTCTTGTTATCAACTGCAACGAGTGAGCAAAACTTAAGGAACGCGCTCATTGTTAGCGCTTCGTTTTGCTCGGTGCTTTCATCGTCTAGCGACTCGGCAAGTTTTGAGATTGAAGCGCTTGCCATGTTCAGACGGGAAGACGCGCTACCTGTTTTTGATAGTGCGCTTTCCAAGCGGTTAGCAACTGACTTTTTCGCCTCGCTTGTGAAGTTCCAAGCGCTTAGCATTTCGTTTATCTCTTGCTTGTTCATTTTGTCCTTCTTTCATTTTGTTGGTCTGCCTATTTGGCATTGAGACAAGCCTACTCTCATTTGGTCAATAATTCAAAATTGAGCGTAAAACTGGGGTGTTTTGTCCTATTTTGTCCAAGCCATAGGTGAGGTTTGTGTTGGTCGGTTATCCATGAAGCGCCAAGCGTATGTCCAAAATGCCCGATTTTACGGATATACCTGAGCGCACACGTGCTACATACATCGCTGTCGTACACACGCACAGGCGTCATCTTGCACGCACGCACACTACATACCTCGCTGTCACACGCACCTACTACGTACATACAAATCGTTTGTGAACCAAATCCTTATCCCAATTCCTTACATACATACAGGTTTCTTTCTTTCTTTGGGGCTTTTTGAAGCCAAAAGAGGGCTGTGCTATGATGGTTTTCGGTGGTCAAAGGACTACCAAGAAAATCTCTCTCGAGTGTATTACAGGGTTACTTTCATTTCCCTCTCCTTCACTCGGGGGAGTTTTTCTATCTCATCACGAAAGGAAACACATGTATATCGAGATAACAGACGGCATAGCGATAATCATTGCGTTGTCGCTAAGTATCACGCTTATCACTACAACTGCACTACAAAATGCTAGACTCACACGTCAAATCCGTGAGATGAACGGAAAGAAATAACCATGCCTAACACACAGGTACCCCCAGAGGTAGGGGAAGGTACTTTATCCGCGTATTACTCAGAGGTTAGCACCCATGAGTGGTACGAAAAACTCATGCCCGAACAGAAAATCGGGCTTCGCTCATTGAGCATTGGCACGCCATTATGGGGCGTGTGTGAGTGTGGTCGTGGAAGTAAGTTATACGCTTACACGTACAAAATCGGTGACAGAGATATACTCGGACAGATTCGTTGCTTACGTTGCACACGTAATCGAGTGATTACTGGGTTATCTATTTGGTACGATTACTGGCACGAGAATCACACGAACCTCACAGGTGGCGAAATAGAGGAGATAATCATGCCTCAACGCTACTTCCCGCAAACCACAGAGGAACGTGATTCATGCGGTAACTGCTCAAATCTCATCTACGAGCCAAACGATATCAACATAATGTCGAGTAGCGCGTTATGGACTAACGCGTTAGACGCTAATGGCGATATGGTTAAAGCGCATGTACGCTGTACTTTCGTGTGTTCATGCGACAAGACTTACCTAACTCGTGGTAGTAACTCCCATTACGTAGATAGAGCGCTCACATGTGCCACTTGCGTGGAACAATTACTAGACGCAGACGAAATACGTATGTGCGAACATTGTTCTAACTACACGGCAGATATCCATTGGTCAGAGCAACGCCAAGTGGAGTTGTGTGAAAATTGCTACAACGAGGAGTGGGAGTGTAACGATTGTGGTTACGAGATAAGCGAAGGCTACGACCACGAGTGTTATCGTGAGGCTAACAGCAATATCTACGAGTACAACTACAAGCCCGACCCACAGTTCTACGGGAACGATGATTACTACTTCGGCTTAGAGTTAGAGGTCGAAGACGCAAACGGGTGGGGCTGTGAAGATGGCGCTCAACTCGTACAAGATGAACTCGGTAGTCGCATATATTGTAAGCGTGATGGCTCACTAAATAACGGCTTCGAGATAGTTACCCACCCTCACTCGTTCCAAGCACTAAAGACACTCGACTTACGTGTCTTGGAAGTACTACGCAGGAAAGGCTTCCGTTCATGGGATACATCAACATGTGGATTACATGTACACATCTCACGTACAGCCTTCCGCAAAAATGGAAAGCCCGATAAGGCACACGAACTACGCTTCCAAAAACTCATCTACGACAATGGTGTGCATGTACGTGGCATAGCAGGGCGTAGTAGTTCCTATGCACGCTTCAACGATAAAGGCAAACTCGTACCTAAAGTAAAGTACGGACAGAGCGAGGATAGGTACGAGGCTATCAACGTACAGAACGACCATACGCTAGAGGTTAGAGTGTTTCGTGGTTCACTCAAACCTGAACGTGTGTTATCAGCAGTAGAGTTTCTACACTCTGCGATAGAGTACACACGTGATATGAAAGTAAATCCAAAGGACAACCAGTTATCTTGGATACGCTTCATGGCTTATGTGCTAGACAGCAAGGAAAAATATCAAAACTTTGCGCAAATCGCGTTAAAGAATCTCGATAATCCGAGAGATACACAGAGTAACGAGGAGGACAACTGATGTGTATGTTATGTGTAGTTCCACCCAACGTACTACCTTCGCGTGATAAATTAACTTATTCCGCGATAAATAATCCTGACGGCTTCGGCTTTGCGATAGTAGTTTCCAGCGAGAAACGTATTATCGTTGAGCACACAATGAACGCAGACGAGGCGGTCAATCGCTTCCTCGAAATGCGTGCTAAGTATCCTGATGACTACGCCTTATGGCACGCAAGATACGCTACGCATGGTTCAACTACCTTGAACAACTGCCACCCGTTTTACGTGGTAGATGAGCAAACTGTACTAGCGCACAATGGCGTGTTACCTGTTGATATTCCAGCAGGAGATACACGTTCAGATACACGCATATTTACGGAAGATGTTCTTGCGCAAATGGGCGGTGTTAAAGCCTTAGATAATCCTCACATGTATAACATGATAGAGGAATACACGTCAGGCTCTAAGTTATGCGTACTCACAGTAGACCCCCGTGCTGACTATCAGATGTACTTGATACACGCAGACAAAGGTAGCGAGGACGAGAGCAAGGTGTGGTGGTCTAACGATAGTTGCAAGGCAGACTACGGCACACGTTGGGCGACTACTCGTTCATACGATAGTTTCTATCCCCCTTACGTATACGATTCATACGACCTAAGCACAGACACGGAAGGTGTATTCCAATGTGTGGCTTGCATGGCGTACATAGATGAGGACAGACTAGAGAAAGACGCTATATGCCCAATGTGTGAAACGTGCCAATGGTGTGATATGAATACCAACACGTGCATGTGTTACAAACCAGCAAAGAAAACGCATGAGGTAACTGTGCAAAACGCATGGGGGCTAGTATGAAACGTATAGCCAAGCACCCACCACTCAAGGCACACGCCTACATGGCTGAGATGTGTTACAAGCACTACTTAATCGCGCTTGATGAGCGTGATATGGTAAGTGCAAACATGTGGCTACTCAAGGCTAACACCTATCGTGAGAAGGCTGGTCAGATAGGACACGAACAGGAGTTATCTAATGCGAACAACTAAGTGCATAGATACACGCTGTTACAAGTGTGATGTACCGATATGGGTACCCACACATGATTACAACGAGGAACGAAACTACTGCTACGCATGTGGCATGGTCAAACTAAGTGTGCTACTAGAGCACGCAGGAAGGAACTCAAATGAATAACTCACCTGCGTTTAAGAACGAGGCGCTGTGTGCTGGCGATTCGCGTCCAAACGATTGGTTCCCTGAGTTTCCCCCATCAGGCGACCCAAGAAAACGTGTAGGTATTCGTTTTGAATACTCATACACACCAGAAGCCACACGTGCTAGAAGTATCTGCTTAAATTGTCCTGCGTATGATGAGTGTTTAGAATACTCACTACAATGGACAGACCTCGAGGGTATATGGGCAAATCTAGATACCTATGAGCGTAGAGAATATCAACGCGAGCAAGGCTTGAAAACTACAAGTCTAACTTTCTCATACGAGAATCCGCTTGATATAGCACGTCCACAACCACAAGAAAGCGAGTTCGATAATGAACTACAATGATGAGTTCACACAAGAAACTGTGTGGGAACAATTACGCATGATAGCGTGGCTATCTTTCGCTACGCTAGGTGTGTTATGCGCAATACTATCGGTGGCGCTATGAGTGGACTACATACTTATCGCGTAAAGGCTAGATGTATGGTAGACCTGTACCAATACGTAACGGCTGATGACGTGGACGTGGCTATTGAATTAGCACTAGACGCGCACAATGATTGGGAAGTAGAAACTCTAGATGACGCTGAAGTTAAGCGTGTAATACAAATCGAGAGGATAGACTAATGAACAGAAACAGACCACGCGGTAAAGTAATTACTCTGTTGCGTAAAAGCGAGATGAGTGATTTACTTGGGAGAGATATAACCTCGTCTGAGTGGTATCTTGTTCAGAAAATGGTCGTACGCGATAAAGAACTGTGGGCATGTTTAGATAGCATACTCGCAACAGCAGTAAACCAACTAGGAAAGGAGAAACAATGAGTGAGAAATACGTACTACGTGTGGAACTTACCACGCGAGATGATGTACATTTTGAGAGTATCAACAATGTGCAAAACCTGTTAGACCACAGATTAAGTTTTTACTTTGACGTGAAAACTTCTGAGATAAAGCAAGTGGTATCCGCCTAATACCACACACGAAATCCCTCACACGAGTCCTTCCGTGTGGGGGATTTTTTAATGCCTATTTTTAATTACACATGCACACGTACATCACGCGTACACACGGGAACCACGCACAGAAAGTTTGTGTTGGTCCTCTCCATACATCGCTGTTACACGGAACATGGTGAGTTGGCACAGACAAGCCCTACCTAATGCGTCAACTAAATCTTTATCTTGCGATTCAACCCACTCATTGTTCATCAAGTATTTCTGTATCGTCTGGAACGCTATCGCTATCTCCCGTGGTGATATCAGTTCCTTGCTCATTTATCTCCTCCTCTGTGTAATCTCTTTCCTTGCGTGGATAATTACCACCCAAGAAGTTTAGCATATTCTTTAATGCTCTGTTAACACGCATACGTACCGCGTCCTGAGATATAGATAATTCAGAGGCTATCACGGCTAACTCAAACCCACTCGCGTAACGCAAGATTATTATATCTTGCTGTTCCTTGCTTAATTTACTAATCGCTTTTTCAATATCTGAGCATATTGCAGGCCAGTTATTACCCTCAGAAGCAACCTTTTTTACGTTAGATACGCTAAGATCATTCATCGCTGGCGCCTCTTTATTGCCTGTTAAAACAGCAGGAATAAGCGATTCTAGCATGTTTTTATCGTAATAATAGTTATCTTCTACACGAAAACCAACTGATTTAGCCTTCTCTTTTTGACAGTAATCTTTGGCAGTATTACGTAAAGATCGGGCTATAAGTTTAGTTGATTGTTTCTTGTCGTGTACATCATGCCAGTACTTAACTTTATTTGGGTGAGAAAGAAACCAAACCCATAACTCTTGACGCAGGTCATCTATCTCAACCATGCGATACTTACGTGAGAATTCGTATGCTATAGAAGCAACGACACCTTCGTAATCTTCAATAAATCTTTTTACCATCGCCATGTCTTGCCCTCAACCGTAAAACTATTCTTGATAATAGGTACGATTTGCGGGGTTACATTTTTTCCATCCACATGCAAGATTCCGAACCCTTGTTGCCAAGTGAATAATCCTGCCTTGATGTATTTAGCGTGCTTAACATTCATGAGATGTCCGACTTCCATACCCCATACAGCACGAGATCCATTAGCCCATGCTTGAGTGTAATGTGCCAAACCCATACGGTGAGTGTGTCCACACACGACAGACATGCCACTTCTTTTCGCAAGTCCAAGTGCTGTAGCCCCTGCTGTTGGTTGTACGTTACCTTCATCGCCATGCATAAGTAACCAACCTGGCGCTATCTCTACAGGTCCATGATAATAAGTAATACCAAGTTCATCTAACTTTAGAAACTTTTCAATTTCTAACTCTGGTAATCCTAAGAATCCAGGCGCAGATGAACGTATCTTGTTGAACAACCTATCTGAATGGTTGCTACGTACAATAGTATCAATAGTTAATTCTTCTAATAACTTAACAGTTGTATCTCTATCTTTACCTATTGATCTTTCCCACTCAAGTTCGGTACCCTTTGCCCAACGACTGATACTCTGGAAATCTATTTCATCTCCAACCGATACTACTGAATCAGGTTGATAGGCATAGATAAAACGCTTGACGGCTTTGACTGCTTCTACGTCGTGGAACGGGGCTTGCAAATCTGAGATCACGACAATTGCTTTGCTCATTTCCCTTTTGCTCGTCTCTTGTTCTCTAGTCCTACGTTTTTCTTCTTGGACAAGACCCGTAAGTTAGATATCTTGTCGTTGCCTTTACGTCCACCATTATCTTTATGGTCAACCTCTTGGTTACGTTTTAACTTCTTACCAGTAGCCTTCTTGTAATCAAGACGTGCTTTATTGGTAGATGTAGTTTCAGTAGTTCCATCCTTTTTCTTACGTTTAATCACGTAGATAGGACGTCCACCGTTTTGTTTACTTCCTTTATATGGTCCAAATATTTTCATCCGCAATCACATCCTGGTCCAAATTCAATAGAACCATCTCTATATAAGTAATCATCAATTGAAACATCTGTAAAGTCTGCTAGGTATTCCTCACATATGATGTTTAATTCAGATTGATTTAAGCAGTACCAGTCTGAGTTCTGGTCAATAGCAAGATGTATTCTGTAGAATACACGCATTAACCACTCAAATGGTTTAGCAATTATGTATCTAAGCATGTACATTATTTTTTATCCCATTTACCTTTCAGTACAAGCAATCCGATGATTGCATAGTTCGCCATGTCCTTGAAAGAATCTTCAATGGATTCATGTTGTGGATCTTTTCCACTATCAAACAAGTTGTTAATACGTGCTAACTTGTCATGCATACGAACCCTGAGTCCATTGATAGCACCGCCTGGTGAATCAGATATATTCTTTGGCCCGTAATCCTTGTGCTTAGATATAAGTAGATTAACTAGATCATCTACCTCTTGCCAAATCGCCAACTCAAAATCAGTTGGGTCTGGAATATCATTCCTCAGTTTTTTTAGGTTTTTCATTCTTAAGCATCTCCTCTATACTCTCTACCATGTCTAGGGCTATTTCTTTAGTTACAGCCTCGTTAACAAATTTATGGAAGGACTGATCTCCTTCTGAAGAATTAACTAAGGCAAGTGATATTGATTGAACCAGCCTTAAAGCATGGTCCGCTTGGTCATTTTGTAGTAATAAATTAATTTCTTGAAGAGCAGGGAATAGGTCAAGTGAGTATCTATTACTTAGTCTAAGACCCCAAGCAAATGAGATATCACAGTGCTCTAAGAACAAGAAAATATCTCTGGTTTTGAATTCGCAATCCGCACACTCAAAACCTTTATCGGAAGGAATTAATACTGTCATTGTGAGTTAGCCACCTTTTGTTTAAAGTAATCTGCACCGTGTTTCAAATACATAGAGTTAACATCTTCGCCCTCTGGCATTTGAACAGTAACTACGTTGCCTAGTTCGCGAGTCAATGACTTAGAGAAATCATGACCAGCCTGATCTCCATCTGCAAACATGAATACCTTATCGAAGTCTGCTAATAATTTAGTGTAATGTTTCTTCCAGTTGTTCACTCCAGGAACCCCAACCGAATATAAACCACAAACATAATCCAACGTGATGGTGTCAATCTCACCCTCACATATACAAATGTATGACGACGCTTTGAAAAAAGCCCGCGTATTGAAGAGATGTGTGTTTGCACCAGCCAAGCCCATATACTTCGGTTCTTGCGAATCCATTGATCTGAACCTGAGGTCAACCACGCCCGTACGCGTAATATACGGAATAGAGAGACGATTTTCATATTGTTCATGTCCCGTAACTGGATCGAGCACGACGCCCAATCCCACTCTCCGTGCTACTTCCAGAGTGATTCCCCGTTCTCCGAGGTAATCCTCCGCTTCGTGTATTGCTGCTGCGTAATACTTTGCTGCTTTGCCCAGTGATTCTCTCTGCAAACTTGACTGCTTCATAAAACTTTAGTCCTTCTCTGTCCATAATAATTCTGTAAGTGTCGCCTTTAACCTGACAGGCGAAACAACAAAATACATTTTCTCTAGTACTGACTGTTGCTGATTTATGATTGTCGTCGTGGAAGGGACATCTGATGGATGACCATCCACTCCTCTCTGGTACTGTTGCTCCATAATGTTCTAGTACACCCTTAATTGGCAGGGCATCTACACGTTGTGACTTTCTTGATCCATTGGTCAAAATCTTCCACCACCCATGCTTGATTTATTCCTGCCATCCTACGTTTAATTATAACATAAGACGGCGGTACCTCGTTGATAGAACGCGCTGTTGCGTAATTCTTTGCTTCAACTACTGCCTCATTCCAGAACTCAGGCAACTTGAGTGCTTTAGTCGCCTTGAGTTCCAGGATATAAGTTTTACCATTGGCCATGACAACAATGTCGCCTTCGTCTTTAGCCCCTGCCTTAGTAAGCCTTTCGGCTACAACACTTTTAGAACGCAACCATTTTAATACAGTTGTTTCAAATAAAGATCCCTTGCGACCATTCTTGTTAGCCATTTAGTCTCTAATACCAACCCTTTCTATCATGATGTTTAAGCGCTAAAGTAGGCGTTTTATACCGCTTTTTGATATATTTTATGCCTAATTCAACCTGACTGATTAAGGGTGTATCTTCAGGCATGTTGAGCATTTGGGGTATGCCATATGCTGTAGATGTAGGATTGTTCGCTGTATAATCCCAGCGAGATTCCCTAGTCCAAAGAGTGAGTAATGATTTCCACTCTCTGTCATTCCAACCTTCTTTTTTAATTGCAATCTGAGCATATTTCTTAGCAAACTTTTTACTATTGCTAATTGTCATATTCATTTCTATGCATTCAGATTTTATAGGGGTTGGAACCGAAGTAATCGCAACCGCATTTTGTGGCGATAGAGCCACAAAGACCGCAAAACACATCAATTTGTATCTCAGGTTTTTTTTCTTCATAGTTTCTCCTCTGTTGGGGCTGTTGCCTTTGTCCCACAGACAGCACACTCCATATCGATAAAGTATGAACTTATTGTATCACTATCGTCATCCCATTCGACGAGTAGTTTCCAGACAAAAGAACCACATGGGCAAACCTTAGTAGGTTCACCACGTATATCCATGGCTTCTTTATAGTCTGGATTTAATTCCCAGATATCCTTAACACTCATATTCTTTCAGGAATATCAGAAACTTCCATCACTTCTGGATTAAATTGTAGCCAGAACGAAGTATCTCCAGTTGGATCTGCTTTACCGTATCTGTTTTTAACAGGCGCTATAGCAATATATCCAGGAGCATTAGTTCCAACGGTACATATCAAGGCTGGTAATTGTGCAACCATTCCTTGTAATGCTGATCTAGGCTGGCATGGATTGCCAGGATAAGATTCCTTCGTATGATGAAGGATAAGAACTGCAGCATTAGTATCTCTTGCAAGATATTTCAGTTCTTTAATTGTAGAACGCATTCCTGCGAACTCTTCACCACCATCATTAGCGATATCCATTAGGTTATCTACTACGATTAAGGTTGGTGGACAACCCCATAGTTCCTCAAAAGCAGATACTTCCATATCTAAATCAACCAAAGTAGGGGCTGACTCAAATGACCAGAAGATATGTCCTGAGTTTTCGTTGATTACTTTTCTTGATTCATCAACATTTTCTATGAGCATCTGTTCAGCCACGGACTGTGTTTGACCAGAAATCATTGATAACAGACGCATAGCCATTGTATGAGCATTAGTATCTGCACTTATATAAAGCGTTGGCACTTTTGATCTAAGAGCAATCGCAAGGGCAAGTGTTGACTTGCCTGCCCCTGGAGTGCCAGCAATCATAGATACTTCTGCCCGTCTAATGACAATTTTATTGACATCAAAGGTACGAAATACCGTTGGTAATGGTTCACCACCGATATCTTTACTACCTACTGCACGGGCTAAAGTTCTCATGTTTTAGAATGAAGTCCATTCTGCATCACTGCGACGAATCCATACTGGTTCACATTGATCTGGTGTTCCCTTTGGTGAAGGACACATAAATGCCTTCCAAGGCCCCTTAGCACCAGCGCCAGTACGTTTAGTCATTTCACCATGTTTACAAGACCGTCCTGATGGACCAGTGCTTGCGGTGAAAGTTTGTGTTGGACTTGATACAGGTTTAGCACCTAGTCCATGTGCAAGGTTGGCAACCGCTGACTCTATAGTCGTTGGTGCTCCCTCTACAGATGACGCCATGGTTGAGATTAAATTCTCAGCCCCGATGTCACCCAATATATGAGTCAAGTTTTGCTTGAACTCATCGGCTGTGTCTCCTGCGATCACAAATATGCGACCATCATTCAACTTAGAACTAACTTGGAAGTTAGCATTAGCCATGTTGTTTCTCCTTTTCCGTGTGTTTTCCGTTCATAAACTTACAGTACGATAGTACACCGCAACGTCCACAGTTGCTTAGATTAGGTAAAAATATCTTAGCCTTACGTGCTCTGTCAAACTCAGTATAGATCTCCTCTACTTCTTCAGTAGCAAGATGTTCCAGACTCCAAGTAGTTACATGACCAGTGCGTGCATCCCAAAAACCTGCTTTGTTCACTTCAAGGCCATCCATTTTGCGCAAAGCCCACGCATAAGTAGCAAGTTGAAGTGGGTGTCTTTGGGATGACGCCCCTGTCTTAATATCTAAAAGGACTACATTACCATCATAATCGGTCATCACTCGATCAATGGCCATCTTAACAACAGTATCTACTAAAGGCACTTCATACTGTTTTTCAATGTAATCCTTATAGATATTCCACCCATTGGAACGAAACTCTATCCAACGATCCAGCATCCATAAGCCTTCGCCATACCACCAAGACATGTCTTCCCTCTTGATATACTCCCAAGAAAGCATGTCTCCATGTTGTTCTTCATCTTCTTTTACTTGATCGTGCCAAACCTTATTCCATAACATTTCAGAATTTGGAATGTCTCCAGGAGTTTGAAGATCCCAAAGTTCGGTAGCCCTATGGACAGCAGATCCACCTGTAAACCAAACAGCATGTTTCTCAGGTACGTCTTGTAATTTAGTTAGATTGTACTTCCATCCACACTCTTGATAAGTTCCAAGAGATGAATAGGATATATGTTTAGGTAATTCGTTCATGGTGTAACCCTACCACACCCTATTGGCTAACGCCAATCGAACCCTGCCTGAACCCTGAAATTAAGAAATGCCCCCCCACCCCCCATTAAAATAATGGTTGGTCAGGGAGGCTGGTTAGGCTTATGCCATCACCCGTCAATTGAAGTTTCTGCCCCACGGTTACCCGCAGGAGCAAGATATACTATAAAAAATTTCCGTGCAATACGACAAAAAGCCCCCCTGACCCAAGGAGTTACCTTAAGAGGGGGGACTTTGTGTCTAAAAACGGCCTTTAAAGGCTTATTTGAGGTATGTAACTACTTACTTCCACGACCAAATTCTGTGGCTGAAGAGTCCAAAGCCTTTAGAAGAGGTCCTGCAACTGCTGCGACTCCTGCTAACGCTAATGTTTTTAGGTCAGTTGTACCAGAAAGATACAGAGCAATAACTGCTGCTGCTCCAGCACGTACATAGGAGAGTACAATTGCTTTTAGTTTAGTTGTATTCATATCCATCCTTAAGGGCGAACAACGCCCATTATTAGGGAGTAAGCGCGTTTCCTAAGATACACACCGTCTCCGTTTGATTGACTTCCCTTATCGCCACTAGAGGTATTACCCTCAATAACTTTAAGGAACTTCTTTCCGTCGTTGCTTTCGCAAATGCCAACATGGTCAGCCTGTGCGTCGTCATCGAACTGGAAGAATACTATATCACCAGGTTGAGCCTTGCCAACTGGTACTACCTTGCCTTTTTTAGTAAACCACTTGAGACCTGCATCACATGATGCGAATCCTTTTTTAGTCTGGGCTGCCACACTAGAAACTTGTCCTACTTGGTCAAAGCACCATGATACAAACATAGCACACCAAGGGTTATAGTTTAATCCATACCACTTGCCATACATACTATCATTTCTAGTACCAACTTCTTGGTATCCAATTTGTGACTTTGCTATATCTACTACACTACTCACTTAGATTCCTTTGCTTTCTTATCAACAGCAGCAAATGCCGCATTGATTTCGGTGACGGTTAGTTTACCATCATCAAGGAAACCACGGGCTAAACGCTCAACTACAGTTGCAACTCCCAGAGTACCCGCTAGAATTACAGCCTTCGCTGTGCTTATCCCCACTACTGCACCCGCACCTATTATTGATAGTCCCGATGCCGCAAATACGGCAACAATTCTCATCAATATATTCCATATGTTAGTTACCATCATCATCCTTTGGGTTTCGTAAACGGTATGTAATTGCCCAAGCAATTAAAGTTCCAATGATTGCATAGCCGACTACAGTCTTAGCAGACCCATCAAGAACTACCCAGGCAATAAACATGCCAAGAAGTGTCCATAATTGGTCGATCATATCTTTTAATATTTTCAAGGTTTTCTCCTTCTTGTTGACTTAGGCTTATCGTTACCAGCCATAGGTCCACCA